CGCTGAGTTGGGGTCCTATACGTCTCATCTCGAGACGCTTGACCTCAGTGATGCTAGTGACCGTGTGAGCATGTGGCTTGTAAACATGCTTCTTCCACCCCGCTGGACAAGAGTCCTAAACGCGGTGAGGAGTACGCATGTCGACCTCGGGGATGATATTCCCGCGGACCTCCCACATGAGCCGCTCTTGCTCAAGAAGCATGCAACGATGGGGTCAGCAGTTTGCTTCCCCATCGAAGCTATGGTATTCTGGGCCCTTGCGGTATCTTTCTTCGACCCTGACTGGGCGCTAGGTCGTCGTGGCCACAGGACACGACAGCAACCTAGCGTTTACGTTTACGGGGACGATCTCATTGTCCCCGCAGGGCGATTCCACGACCTCAACGAGTTCTTTAGCGAGCTCTCGCTCGTCTTCAATACTCACAAGTGCTGTATCGCGAAACATTTCCGCGAATCGTGCGGGTTGGATGCATTCCTCGGTGAGGATGTATCATGTACCCAACCGAAAGCACTTCCGTTTGAGGTTACGCCCGGTGATCTAGTCGCGCATTGTGCAATCGCCAATGCCCTGAGGGGCAAAGGTTACCACTTTGCGTCCGAGTGCTTCTTTAACATTGTTGAAGATGTACTTGGCCCTTTACCATGCGCTCCGCCAGGCGAGCTTTCACTCGCCCGCCACGTTGAGTCATGGACTGTGGCCGCTCTCCACAACTTCGCACGCGGAGTGCCTATCGGTATCGATTCCGATTTGCACAATTTCGTCATGCGGGTGTGGGTGACGTCACCGGTGCATTATGATGCACCAAAGGGCCGTTCGGGATGGGGAGACCTCCATAGGTTGTTGACCGAGAAAGCCAAACGTGAGGTTCACACTGAACCTCACACTTTCCGGTTGATGCCTGACGAGGAACCCTCGCCGCGAGTAGATCAGTGGACCCTACCCCATGCTCTCCGATTGCGGAAGCAGTGGGTGCCATTACACAACATCTAGCAAGTTCTCCACGCTTGCACTTTGGATGTTGTTTGAACGGATACGAGGGAG